TGTGTAGCCCTTTATACCTGGGGCGTAGAAATCATTATAGAAAGTATCGTAGTCCTTGTCATAGGCATTGTTCAGCTTCAGTGTCTCATATAACGCCTCAGTCCACTTGTCACTGCTGATAGGTTTCATGTCCTTAGAAATAGAATCCGCACCCATTGGCGTTTGCTGCGTCTGTGGGTCTATGGCGTGAAGACCTATCCAATTGGCAAAGTCCTCATAGGAGGCACCAAGGTTTATGCCGTGAGATGTCATGGTATTGTATATTCCCTTGCGATAGATATAGCCTTTTATGCCAGGCTGATAGAACTCGTTGTAAAACTTGTCGTAATCCCCATCATAGGCGTTATTGTCTTTCAGTACGCCATAAAGGTAGTCTGTGTATTTGTCAATCATGGCCGTCCTTTTGCTCTCAGCGATTTCTTTCGCCTTGATGCCCATCTCAATAAACCTCTTCTTCATAGAGTCCATATAAGATATAAACCTCCATCTGTCTCTTATTTTATTGACACTGTTTACATATTTCTCATACTGCCTTGTATTAAAGCAGAATGCACAGGGGGTGTAATATTTAAACTGGCCATTCGAGAAGAAACTCGCCCTATCCTCTATAATCGGATTACCATAACCGAGCGCCCTGCAATCTATATTTGTATGGACAATCATAGAATGTTCGTTAAGATATAAATAACTTGGAAGCAATCCGTTATAGCCCCAAATACCAACAGTAAGCATGGTTAAAATAACGAATATCAAGCTGATATATCTTTTTATTGTGTTCCGTTTCATTTTTATCTTATGCAGGTCGCGTTATGTCGTGTCTTAATGATTTACACAAAGCTATGTCTAAAAAGAAATACAACGGCAAAGATACTGATGATTTCACTTTTGGCCACTTTGAAGTCGGTATATCTGTCACGGTTGGCATCTGTCGTCCGCAGGGTGTATGAATCAGCATTCTCAATGAGGATTCTGAGACGTACGCCATGCGGCTTTGTGTCGATGACATAGTAATCTCCGTTCACGATGTGTTCTGTCTCTGGCAGTCTTCTGATGCCTATGAGGTCTCCGCTGGTGAAGGATGGTGTCATGGAATTATCCTGCACTCTGTATATAATATCTATCTGCTTCATGAATCCTTCTACAGAGAATATTTCCATGTTTGTAGTACCATTCTTTATGTTTGCATATATATCATAGTCTGGCATATTGTACATATATGATGGAATGATTGGACGTGCGTCTTCGGATGCGCTTTTTACCTCTAAGTTCTGTGCGGCGATGTTGCCGCCTTCCGCCCCTCCATGCATATAGTAATTATTCTCCATTCTCGCGCCTGGTGAGTGATGATTGTTTTGCTGTGCCATTGGTTGCGGTGCATTTTCGCGCAACATTTCACCTTCACCCGTGAGAAGCCAGTCGAAGTTTAAGTCAGGGAAACGCGTTTCAATCATTCTACGCGTTCTGTCTGTGATTTTTTGTGTTCCACTCATCATTTTGCCAAAGTTTGTCGGCTGAATACCAACATTGTAAGCAAAAGAATTCATGGAATATCCATATTGGGATAATCTGCATTTTCTTTCTTCTTGTAATTCTGACATAACAATAAGTGTTTTTATTAGTAATAAATGTTATATTATTAGATATCTGTCTGACATTGTTTGATATTGTCAGATAATGAATATATCCTTGCAATGTATTCCAAAACAAGTTACACAACACGTTTGTGGAATATCTATCGCAAAAATAGCGATTAAATATCTAACAAGCAAGACTTGAACCCAAAAATCCACTCCGTTGGATTTAACAATTAAAAAACTGATATAATATGGAATTAAATGTATTAGTAAACAAGAATCCGCATAACACGGACGAACCACAAATTTGTGCTTACGTTACGTTTCATGGTGAGTTAAACTCATCAAGTTTTACCAGCGAGATAGACGTGAGACGCGAAGAAACGCAGATAATGTATAGTCTGTACGGAGAACTGGCTAAAAGGATAGAGGATTTAACTATTGAGTTCTTTAAAGAAAAGATTCAATCACATTAATAATTGACCTATGTATCTGAATATCAAATTAAGGTTTTACGGTAAGCATTACAGCCAGGAAATGGAGGTGCTGAACGACCCTCATTGTGGGAATGACGGCCCGATAGACGTGTCAAGCGATGAAGTCATGCAGCAGTTGTCTGACCTCAGCGAAGCAGCCAAGCACATCAAGCCGATTATAGAAGATTACTGCGAGAAGCGGAAAATTCATCTGAGTAAGTCTGACAATACGCGCTTGAAGTCCTCGTAGATGGTATAGTTATCACCATTTGTCATGTAAACGGTGATACGGTCTGCCTCTTCTCTTACGGCATACACGTGATTACGATTGATATATGTGTAGTGAACATGGTCGTCATGGATCTTCACTCTTACGAAATCGCCCTTACTCTCTGTCGATTCCTGCTTTTGCTGCGTTGCGTTCTCCTCTCCTAAAATCATAGAGCCTTCTCCTGTAAGGAGCCAATTGAGATTGAGAGATGGGTAAATCTTAGATATTTTCTCTAACGTTGAACGTCTGGTATTGTCTCCCATTTTAGATACAGAACCGTTGCTAAGATTGCAATTACGCTCAAATTCAGCAACATTCATTTCTAAGTGGCTGATAAATGTAAGGATTCTTTCGTTTAGATTCATAGTTGTAAAGTGTTAAATTAGAAATAAAATCTAAGATTTATTTGGTTACAATAGATATTATATCTATCTTTGCAACGTGTTACGGAACGAGTTGCACAACTTGTTACCGCAAATATACAAATATCCAAGTAATTGGAAAGCGTTCTGTGTTTTATTTTTACGTCTCGCGATAATCTGACTAATCGTCGTAGGCTTGCTTGCCGAGAAAAACGAGACAGAGCCTAATGGTTGCACACCATTCATTGTGTTGTGAGAATTGAGTTGTTGATGGTGTGTGGCGGTTCGATTCCGCCGTGGCTCACAAGCGAAAAGTGTTCTTTGACTTATTGGCAAAGGGGTACGGAAGTGAAAATTGAAGTAGCAAGGCCCAAATCCCCGAATGAGTGGTATCACGCGACAGTAACTATCTATGTCGTGAAGTTATAAACGGATGAGGTTCGGCATCATCCATACCGCGTGAGCTGCCACGAGAGTTTAGTAACCATCCTAAATTCTTTATATATCCTCCTCAGATATGCCGATAGCTGGCGCATTCACCTTTCGTTTGCGTTTGGACTTGGCGGCACAGGTGGTTCAAGTCCACCTATCTGAGCTAATTAAAACCTTGTTGTATGAATAAGATTAAGAGAATTGCTGAGATAAGAGAATTGCTGATGCAGGATGCAGAAGAGCAGTGTATCTGCCGCACACGCGGTTATCTCACTGCCAACTTCTACATGGAGATTGGCAAGAAGAATTACGAAGTCGAATTAATCGTTGATGAAGATTGGCAATGTAGCGATTGTTCCGTCTACAACATAGAAGAAGACGTGGAGGACGTGAAATTGAAAATCCTTATCCTAAACGAATATTCAGGGCTATACGCAACTCTCAAACGAGAGGCGTATGAAAAACTTGACAGAGAAGCGAAATTGCACGAAGAGCATGAACAATCGCTGATGTACGATTTTCTCTATTGATATATGATATAAGCTCGCTGCGGTTCTTTTCACGAGGTGCAAAGAGTTGCATCGCAAATGATAGAGTGCAATCTTGAAAAGGAGAATGAGAAGATTTCCGTTACGTAGCGAGCGCACGCAGGTGATTGAGACTGGGTCTCATGTTTGAGTTCCATGGTTGTATGATAAATAGAATATGTGAGATAAGAGGTTCGATTCCTCTCACCTGCACCAACCAATAAAAACATATTATGAAGAAGGAATACTATTTTGTTGTTTCGGTTTTTTCAAGGAGACGAAACATGAAAGAAAAGATGCTTGAAGAATGGCTGTCGAGCTTCAAAGATTCACTTTTTGAATTTAATGAGAATTTTACGCCTGATGACCTTCAAACTTGCCTAAGAAAACGTCTTAATGAAATTAATGTTTCAAACAGACGAAGCAAAGATATTCATCTTACAAGTCATAAGGTTATGAAAAATGAGGTGATATTTTGGTTTGAGAGCGAATTTGGCAGCGATTCACCATCCGCCATTATGACATTGAGGCTTGTAAGACAATGGCTGTAGGGTTTAAGTTTCAATAATTGTGACGCAGAATAAAACTCGCCTGCATCAACCAATAAGAAGTATTATGAAGAAGGAATATTATTACGTTTCTTTGGTTTCTTCAAATAGACGAAACATGAGAGAAAAGATGCTTGCCGACTATCTTAAAAATTACAAGGATTGCCTTGTAGAGTTCGGTGAAGAATATACGCAAGAGGTTCTAATAGCCGACCTCAATAAACGACTTGATGAAATCAACCCATCGAATTGGCGGCGCAGGGATATTTATCTAACGCGAGAAAAAAGAATAAATGACAATATAGTCTTTGTATTTAAAAGTCATGTAAGCCATGATACTCAATCCGCTATAATGGTTCTCAGACCAGTGAGACGATGGATGTCTGGTTCAAGCAGTAATGAAAAAAGTGACGCAGAATAAAAATCTACAATCATGAAAGCATTAACAAATTACAGATATTACGTTCTCTTTGCCGTTAACTTTATGGCGGCAATATTGTTTATCGCTATGCCAGACGATAGCTGGAGCACTCTGAGGTTTATTGCCTTTTTGGTACTGACAAAAGCATCTGCATGCTTGCTTATCTACGTCACAATGGTTTTGATTTCTCATTGGAGAAAAAAGCACGAAATACCAGAGATAGATTTGCTCCTTAATGGGGATTTTTGAATGGATTACGATTCAATTATACATATTACAATAACATTTCTTACATGTTGATGGTTGGCGACAATAGTTAACATGGGGCGGTCGGGATGAGTTGCGATAACTCGTACTTCCGCTTGTCTTTACTCATAATTCATACTAAGGTGGCCGTTCGTACTCGCAGGTACGGACGGCTTTATTTGACGGACAATGAAAGATATTCAGTTATTCAATGATAGTTTTCAGAACTACAAATCATATCAGATACCAAAGGCGCAGCTCATTCTGACAGATGTGCCATACGTTCTCGGCAAGAATGCCTACGCTTCAAACCCCGTTTGGTTTGTTGATAGAGACATAACCAAAGGAAGGAGCGACAAGGCAGAAAAGCAGTTCTTCTCATCTGATAGCGAATTTCGCCCAGCAGAATTCATGCACTTCTGCTCCAAGATGATGATCAAAGAGCCTAAAGGCAAGAATGTGGCACCATGTATGGTTTTGTTCTGTGCCTTTGAACAGCAGTTTGAGTTTATCGAATTGGGCAAGAAATACGGTTTGAAGCATTATATCAATCTCGTGTTCCGCAAGAACTTCTCAGCACAAGTCTTGAAAGCCAACATGAAGATAGTAGGTAATTGCGAGTACGGGCTTGTCCTTTATCGTGACAAGTTGCCAAAGTTCAACAATGACGGCAGCATGGTATTCAACTGCTTCGATTGGGGATATGATACCACAACTCCAAAGGTGCACCCAACACAAAAGCCAGTGCCATTGTTGGAGCGCATTATCAAGATTTTCACAGATAAGGGCGATGTGGTGATTGACCCGTGTGCAGGAAGTGGAACAACCTTACTTGCAGCAGCGAACATGAAGCGCAAGGCATACGGATTTGAGGTAAACAAGAAGTTCTGTGCTGATGCGGAGCAGAAGGTATTAAAACGTATTCAACATAACTTATTCGTATAATATGAAACAAGTACAAGCATACAAATGAATATGGAAACTAAAATGACATTACATGAAAAACTGAATCTGATTCAGACAAAATTGGAAGCGCCAAAAGACCTATATAACAAGTTCGGCAACTATCGTTATAGAAGTGCAGAAAGCATTTTGGCCGCGACAAAACCTTTCCTCCGCGAAATGGGTTTGACGCTGATAACGGAATCGAAAATCAGCGAACATTTAAATCGCATCTATGTAGAATGCACCGTGACCATATCGGATGGGAAAACAAGCGAGAGTGCAAGCGGAATGGCACGCGAGGAAGAAACGAAAAAAGGTATGGATGGTTCGCAGATAACAGGTGCGGCAATGAGCTATGCCAAGAAATATGCGCTTGGTAATCTCTTTGCTATTGACGACACAAAAGATGCAGATACGACTGAATACGCGCAGCAGGTACAAGCTGCACAACAGAGTACAACAGCAACGGTGAGCCAGGCCAAGCCAAAGCAAGCGCCGAAGCCAGTGAAACAGCAAGCACCGCAGATTGATGAGGAACGCTTGATGTTGCTCCTGCAAGATATAAGCCACGCGAGAAGCAGAAAGACACTTACAACGATTTGGAACGAGAATAAGGACTTGCAATCCAATCCGAGATTTAGTGAGGCCGTTCAAGAGGCATCTAAAAAATACCCGAAATGATAAGAATTGCATTTTGTATTATCGCCATGCTGATTATGGTGGCGATGTTAACCGTTGTTGTATATGCACAACATATAGCCAATAAAGACGAGGACGATGAAGAAGATAAAACTGAATGACAGCGGAATCCTGTTTGATGCAGAGAGCCACACCTATTGCACCAAGGATGGAGAAGTACTGCACGGAATCACGGGAAGGCTCAAAGAACGAGCCTTCCCCGATGAGTATAAAGATGTTCCCGAAGAGGTGTTGCAACGTGCAGCGACAAGAGGCACGAGGATTCACAATATACTTGAATTGTACGACAAAGTCGGAATTGAAACAGATGATTGCATGGAGCTTCAAAACTACATGAAGGCGCAGACGGAATTTCCTTTCCTTGCTAATCATCTGCAAAGCGAATACCTTATCACGGATGGCGAGCAATATGCTTCCGCGATAGACAAGGTTTACATAGAAGATGATGGCGTTATTCTCGGTGACGTGAAAACTACCTATCATCTGAACGAGGAATATGTTAGTTGGCAATTGTCTATCTATGCTTATTTCTTTAACCTTATCAATCCAAATGTAGAGGTCAAAAAACTCTATGCTCTTTGGTTCAGGGAAGATAAATACAAGGTTGTGGAAGTGGAGCGGAAATCAATCGAAGATGTCAAGAAGTTGCTTTATACGGAAGAAGCGTTGCCAGTCACCACCGTTGACGAAGCAATGATGCCAGACATCAACCGCGCGGAGGCTGCCATCATCGAATATAAAGAGGCGATGGAGTTTTGCAAGGCGCAATATGATAAACTCAAAGACGGCATCTTAGCAATCATGGTCGCGAACAACATCAAAAAATATGACGGTCAGAAAATCAGTATTACACGAAAATGCGAAGGAGAACGAGCAAGCTTTGACAGCAAGGCATTCAAGGCCGACCATCCAGATATGTATGAACAATATATGGTGAAGAGCAAAACGCCTTCATCCGTAATCGTAAAAATCAAATGAACGAGATATTACAGAACGGCGCGGCTTTCGTTCTTGTTCCGCAGCAGGAATGGAAACGCATGGTTGACGTTATCAGCAGAATCGAAACCATCATGCAGGAACGCGAAGAACCTGACGGATGGATGAGTACCGACGAGGCATGCAGACTACTAAAGGTATCTGCTCACACTTTGAGCAGATGGCGCGAGGTCTACAAGTTGAAGGTATCACAAGTTGGACGGAATATCCTCTATTCCGTCAAAGATATTAACAGATTACTTAAAAAGAAAGAAAAATGAATCAAGCAACATTTATCGGCAATCTCACCAAGACGGCCGAAACTAAACATGTGAATAGTGGTAAACCGTTCACGACATTCTCGTTGGCGGTTAACCGCAAATGGAAGGCCAATGACGGAATAATTCGAGAAGAAGTACAATACATTGACTGCATCATGAACGGTAATATATCTGCTATCACACCCTACCTCACAAGGGGAACAAAGGTTTGCGTGGTTGGCCGCGTATCTTGCCACGCGTGGACTAACAACAAGGGCGAGGCTATTGCAGGGCTTGACCTTAACGTGAGAGACATTGAGCTACTCGGTAGTAAGCAGGAAGGCCAACGGCCTGCACAGCAGCAGCCTATACAGCAGCAACCTGCATTTGCACCACCATCGCAGCAGGGCGCACAACCACAGCAAACAGTATTGTCACAAGAGTTTGTCGGCGGGAATAACCTGTACGGCGGACGAAACGAAGACGATTTGCCCTTCTAATAATGAAATACGATTTGAGCAACCAGTCGGACAGAGAGCGCCTTATGGAGCACGTGAGGAAGGCCGTTGAGAAGCGTGAAGGTATCGTAGAGTTTACAGCTAAGAAACGGCAGCGCTCACTGCCGCAGAATCGTTACCTTCACGTTATCCTTTCTTATTTCGCTTCGCAATACGGCGAGAGTATGGAGTATGTCAAGGAGAAATTTTTTAAGGAAGTATGCAACAGAGAATTGTTTTACGAACTTGTGAACGACCGTATTCTTGGATATACCGAGCGCGTAAGGAGCACTGCCGACCTCACCACCGAAGAAATGAGCCTTGCCATTGAGCGGTTTCGCGATTTCTGTGCTATGAATGCAGGCATCTACATTCCTTCGAGCGATGAACATAGGTTGCTTGAATTAGCGGAAATAGAAGTAGAACGGCATAAAGAATACGTGTGATGCCCTATTATATCAAGAAGAAAGCAGCAGGGAAGAAAACGGCATCAAGGACGGCGATAGAGCGCCTTGACAAGATATTTTCCCTGTATATTCGATTGCGCGACAGCCGAGCCTTTGGGTTCAAAGCATTCAAGTGTATCTCGTGTGGACAAGTGAAGCCATTCCGCATGGCAGATTGCGGCCATTATTTCAGTCGTAGGCACATGAGTACACGGTATGACGAAGACAATTGCAATAGCGAATGTAATTATTGTAATAGATTCAACGCCGAGCATCTTGAAGGCTACAGAGAGAACCTAATTAAGAAGATAGGTCAGCAGCGATTTGACTTACTAAAGGTCAAATCGCAGCAGACCTGCAAACTTGGAAAATTCGAGATTGACGAACTATACAAGTACTACAAGCAAGAAACCGAAAAACTACTAAAGATACAATGAAACTACCAAAAAGTAAATATCGCAAGGCGACAGAAAAACGCCGCAAGAATGTTATCATGATGTATGAAGAGCTGACGGAGGAATACCCAGAGGCATCGGATTACAGCAAGCATAATCTTATCGCTGAGCGCATGAGCCTCACACGTGAGGGTGTGAGGAAAATCGTGATGAGATATTACCAAGAATCGAAAGAAAATGGGCAATGAGTGGATAACGATTAATAAGGATGTGTTTGACATTGGGCGTTACGAGAGTCTGAACGTTTTTCGCGTTTTCCTCTATTTCCTTACCCATGCCGCACAAAAGCCGAGGTTTGACCGTGGTGTTAGGCTGGAATGTGGGCAGGTGATTGTTACGATGGATGAAGTTTGTGAGGCTACAGGTTTGACAGCAAGAGAATATCGCACGGCAATATCTAAATTAGTTAAAGACAAGCAAACGACAAACGAACGACAAACCATAGACAAACGAACGACAAACAAATTTTCTATTATAACTATCTGTAATTTTGATAGTTATATATTAATGGAAAAAGGCGAAAGACAAACGAACGACAAGCAAACGACAAACGAACGACAAACCATAGACAAACAACCCACCTCCCCGCCAAATCCACCAAAAAATCCGCCATTTATCCAAAAAGAAAAAGAAAACGAAAAAGAAAACCTTTCCCCCACACCCCCTATAAAAGAAAAAGATAAAGAAAAAGAAAAAGCTTCGCCTCAACCTTCGCTAAGAAAGAAAGAAAAACACTCTCTTAGCGAGAGTGGAAAAACCAAAGAAAGCAAAGTTTCTTTTTCCTCCGTCGCTGGCGCGACTTCGGACGCGCCCAAGGATTTGAAGAAGGAGATAGAGCGGAAGAAAAAATTAATGGAGGGGCGTAGGGTGGAGTTTTACAATTCACTCGTTCCCTATGTGCAGATGTACGGAAAGGCGATGGTGCGCAACTTCTTCGACTACTGGAGCGAGCCGAATAAGAGTGGAACACAGATGCGCTACGAGTTAGAACGCACGTGGAGCCTTAATCTTCGACTTGGAATGTGGAACCGAAAAGAAAAGAATTATGTCAGGAAATCAGCTACAGACGAAAAGCGAGAGGCAAACGCTGCGGTCATTGAGCGTTTGCGAGAGGATGCACTACGGCGTCTCCGTCCAATGGATGAAGAAGAACCCCTGCCTATCTGAGTTGTACGCGAACTACTCACCGAGCTACTGGCCTCACCTGTCGCGCATTGGTGACGGCGCGTACACCCGCGTCTGTCCTGCGCTTGGCGCTCTTGATGACCTCTACGCCACACGCGGTGCCGCCGCTACTTGGGTGCAGGCGCAAGTCACAGCCATGTACGTTGCCTCTGGCAGCAGGGATGCAACGATGGCTAACGCTATCACCGTGTTCAGCGAGAACTTCGCAAACGTTGCGGCGGCGTATAAGTTAACAGAGTTGATGCTGTTTTTCTCACGCTATGCCGCTGGCATGTACGACGACAGCTACACGACCTTCAGCGCAAGACGTATCGGCGTTGCCTTCCACAAAGAATTTCTCCCACAACGCGACCAGGTTATTGCAAAGATTGAACGCGAGAATGGCGCGAGGAAGATGACGATCCCAGCATTCGCCATCAAACGGCAGGCATACGACGCTGCAAGCGATTTCTCGTTTTCGTTGAGAATCCTCAGAGACAGCGAAGAGCTGCGCAAAGAATTGTGCGTCTCTGGCATGGGGGTGAACGGCATCGCGGAGGGCGTATTGCCCAAAAGTGAGGTTTGGCGCGTTCATGACTACATTAAACGCGGCGATGTAAGAATTATCAAGATGGACGCCATAACATGTCTAAGCGGCTCTCTGAGCGAAGATAATGGCAAAGACGATAGATTGCCTACCTTGGAGAAGGAAAGTCCGTCAGAAGGCAAAAAAATAGCAATAAAGATAAAAACTAAAACGAAATGAAGAAGAATAACTTTGGAATGTGGTGTCAGCAGGCGAAGAAATTCCTTCTTGGAAACGCTGAGGCCAAGCGCGAGCGCGAGCTTCACAAGCAGGCTTACAGGGAAGTGCAGGTGAAGGAATATGATGGTGCCTTGTGGCTCTGCCACAGGGGCATCCCCCTTGTTCGCGAAGGAAGTGCAAAAGAAAGCCTGCCCAAACTGGCAGAGCAGGCAAGAGAATGTTGGATTAAATACCAAAAAGAATACGCGAAATGAAGGTTTATATCTCACAGCCATATCGCTACGTTAGCAAGGCTGAATACGACTACGAATACAAGCGCATGTCGCAGACTATCATCAATCACGGACACACGCCGATTGTTCCTGTATTTGATTATTCACCATTTATCGGCGAAAACGAAGAGAACATTATCCGACATTTTGACCAAAATGCTTCTCGCATGCTTGAGTGTGGCGCTATTGTCAGAATATCACCGTCAGGCAGGGGAAGCATTGCGAGCAAAATTTGTGATATGGAGATTGCGCTGATGTCTGCTTTTGGGCGTGTTATAATCCCAAACTACCGCGTTGGCGTAGAGTTGGAAGCTCTTAAATAAAGAAAACAAATGAAAATGGACGAATACCAACATCTGGCATCTAAGTATAGATGTGGAGAGCCAATCGTTTTACTTGCGGCTCTTGGTGTTGCTGGAGAGGCTGGAGAGGTGGCCGACAAGGTAAAGAAGGCTATCCGAGACAATAACGGAAACTTCGATGATAAGGCGTTTAAGGAAAGCGTTAAGTATGAGCTTGGCGATGTGCTTTGGTATGTCGCGGCTCTTGCGGAAGACCTCGGATTTACACTTAGCGAAGTCGGTCAATCCAATATTTCAAAATTGGAGGACAGGCGAAAGCGCTGCGTGATACACGGCAGCGGAGATAAAAGATAAAACGCGACAAAACGCGACATGTAAATAGAATAATGACAAAATGACAAAAGAAGAAATAACGCACATCTATTTCAAGAAGATGTGGCTCTCACCGAGCGGTTATCCAAGGTTCCCGAGAAGCGCAATGTATGCGTACAGGGCTGGAGTTATCCGCGAAGACGAGAAAGAAAGATACGGAATTGATAAACTAATAAGAAGATTTAATTCATGAAGCTAACCGAAAAAATTATGAAAACTCTTAACGATGAATGTAAAGAGCGTTATAAGAGTAAGACAGAGCAGGAGGTTTTTCTTTTTGGCGCGAGAAGAGCGCTGGAGCAATACGCGAAAGGCTTGTGGCATGGAGCAGACGAACAACCAGCCATCAACAGCGAGGTTATCATATTTGCGAAAAAAGTACTGCCAAGCGGACAGAAAACCGCGCCAGCCTATGCGGCCGTTTATCGTGACGTCATGGGCCGAAACGTTTGCCTGTTTACCGATATAGATATTAAGGCAGATATTCTTAGATGGATTAATGTGGAGGATCTGCCATGAACGATAGGAAACCAGATGTAAGATGGAGGCCGAACACGGCCGCCATCATGCGCCACGAGCCGCTGATGGCCGTACCTCATAAGCAAATTAATTTACTCGTCACCTACGCGGAAGGGCGGCAGGAGCATGAAGCTGCCATGTGGAAGAAGATGAACGACAAGCGGAGGCGTGAGTACGGCATTTGTACTGCATTATGTTACCTTCATTTCATGCGCGTTGAATATGCGATGATGCTTGCACGTGATGTCGTAGACACGCTTGCCAAGCGGAAGGACATATATCGACATGAAGTCAAGCGGACGTGCAGAAGAATTGTTGACGAAGTGGCGAGGCTGAATGCTTGGATGTATAATGTGATTCAGCAAGAAAGGTATTTGGAAGGCTATGACCACTTCGTTGACACTTTCAGCGAGCACATGAAAGAGAAATATGATGCGCTGCGTTACTGCATGATGCAGGCTTGTAAGCCATGCTTGACAGACCCTGCCTTGTATGCTCAGTTGGAATGCACGAGAATTGTTGCAGAATTGGCAGATGCCTGCCGCAAAGGAGATATGTTTAAATACAGAGATTACTCATACATCAAAGGTATTTACGCTTACAACACCGAGACGCTTATACCTCTCCTTTGTTCGCTTGAAGAAGTGATAAAAAAGCGGATATTCATTCGCGGAAGCGAGGATGTCAATCTCAACAAGGATGAATATGTGTGCAGGTGCGTGAACGCTGTGACTGACAGATTTCGCGATGGGAAAGGGTTAGTTAAATTATTAGAAGAAAAATGGTAAAGCGATGATTGGTAATTATAGAATATATTGCGACATGGATGCAGGAGACATAATGGATTGTCTACCTGATTATCAAGGGGTAGATTTCGTGTATGATTGTTTCGAATGTCTTAGAACATCTAAGAAGGGAGATTTTATCGAAAAGATTGGCGTGGAAGATGTTATAAAACTTTTCTACGATGGAGAGATTGTTGAACATCTTAGCGATGAAGACCTTATTGAAGAGCTGGAATTGCGAGGATATATAATCACAAAAGATGGAAGCGAGGATTTTTAAAGAAAATGGCGATTATGTTGTATATGCGGAGATTATATCTCCTGACGGATATACAACTTTCAAACCGCTGCGCAACTTTGGTTATCGTCAGTCTGACGCGATTGAATATCGTGACAACGACTTGAAGGATGTGAAAGTATCGCGGATTAATTTCCTTATTAAAACATACAAACCAGACGTACGGTACAAACGTGTATGCAAAGGAACATACAAGAAGATATACTATTAACTGATTGAACCATGACAGAAGAAAGACTTAAAATGATTAACAAGATTGCCGATGAAATGAAATTTATCTCAGCGGTAATAGAGAAGATAGAAGGAGGATATACGTTTGAAATTCGGCTTAAAGGTGTGCGCACAACGGATGGATTTAGTGTATATCCGTTTCTATCGGAGGGCCAACGTAGCGAGATAGAAGATTTAGTTGAGAAGTGCATAAGAAAGAATTTAGATGATTATAGAAAGGAATTTGAGAAATTATGAAACATTTAATATCACTAAAGACAAATCAAGGCATCGCATCAGTTGAAGATTATGAAACCTCATTTTCTGCCGACACGAAAATGAGCCTGTGAAGTTCAAACAAAAAAGTATATCAACAATAAAATAAACAACTATGGCAACTAATAAAGATACAGAGCAGTGCTGCACACTGCCTAAATTGAAGGAAACAGAAAAAGAAACTGTTAATGTTACTGAGATTCTTCGCGATTACAAAGCAAATGAAATAATTCTATACACAACTGTGTATGGCAATGCGTTCCTAAAAGGGTTCACGCGCGATGGTGGAATTATACTCGAAAGCACGAACACAGTCGATATTTCTTTAGACGCAAGCGGAAGGATGAAAGAAGTGCAGAGCGGCGAATGTATTATGTTTCCTTCTGCTGAAATGCGTGACTGGAACAAGTTCTTCAAACATGGCGATGTCGTTATCGACCAAAAAGGCGATATGTTTGTATTTGATTGCTGGGCTAAAAGTAATTATACAAAGATGAACATAATTGACTACTTCGACAAGCCAAGTTCGTTTGGCGGAAACGAGTTTAGACTAAAACGTTTGACTGTTAATACGAAAGATTATCAGAAAGCCGATGAAGAGCAGCGTAAGTTGTTCTTTGAATCGATGGATAAATCGTACACCTTTACTGTTATTAAATGCGGAAGAATAACGATGGTCGAAAAAAAAGCTCCACAATTTAAGACTTACGATAAAGTGCTTGTTCGCAATAGAAAGCAGAGCTGGAAGATAGATTTATTCTCGCATTATGAGCAATTCGGCATCTATAATTTTAGAACCTTGGGTGGATATTACGAATATTGCATACCGTTTGATGGGAATGAACATCTTGTCGGTAAAGAAGTCAAAGATGAGGAGGAATGAAATGATAAACATTAGAGAAATAAGAATTGGTGATATTATCACCAAAGAAAACAAGTACGAAGGCTATAAATACTCTATCGTTGAAGGTATTGACAACATCAGCGATACGATTCGTCACAGAGAGGTATATGAAGATGGAGGTAGGCAGATGGCAATATCTTCATACAAAGATATGTCGCCGTTTCCTTTATCAATAGAATTACTGGAGGCAAACGGATGGCAGTATTCATTGGATGGAGAGAATGTGCTCTTTGGAGAATTTAAGCCTATTACAATAGGGCTTATACCTTCTGCGGATTTTGACTACGCTTTCAACCCGATATTGCTTCCAGGTTGTTCAAAAAGAAGGCGCGATGCGATATTCATGTACGAAATAGAATCAGTGCATGAACTGCAAGCGCTGCTTGATATGTGGAGATTGAACGTGAAAATCAAACCCTAACCATCATGGATATTACAGATTACAAGAACCTCTACAGGGCCGCGAGAAAGTTAGATGAAGCTGTTGACAAGAATAGCAAAATATATCGTTCTATCGCATATAAATCCAATTACTACGGATTCAACAATACGGAAGTCAATGCCAATTGTATGCACCCTTTCACCATTCAACTGAAATCTTACCTTGTATTGAATAAGGTCAACGAGCAGGGAGAACCAATCAAGGAAGAATGGTTGAGGTTTAAAGATGATTCGCTGGTGGAAGAGTTTATGGTCAAGGCGATTGACTGCCACAAGGAGGAGATTTTAAAAACCACTTCACGATTAATCAAGCAGTATTTGGAGGAGAATATTGATTTGGTTAAGGAGGAGATGAAGCGATTGAATAATATCGAATATTTTATTGAAAGTTGTATACTTTTTAAAACTAAAACTCAAAATTAGAATTATGATTACAGCAAAACAAGCAAGAGAACTAACGCAAAAGGCAGTAAAAGGAAATCATGATGCAAGAACTGATGATGCCCTTAAGGATATAGAAAAGATGGTAGAAAAGAACGCTAAATCAATGAGAACGCAGGTCAAAACGGGGGTATCACCCGATATACATGGTCAATTATGTTCACGCCTTCGTAAATATGGATATAAGATAACCAACAAGGAACATCCTACATCTGTAGAAATATCTTGGTAATGGTAAAGATAAGTGCAATATAATCCAATTAAAGACTATTTTAGCACAATGGAAAAGGAATCGCTATTAACCATGCTCACCCGCCATCTATTTGGCAGGAAGTACTATGCCAATATCGTTGTGTCGGCAGGATCATTCGATTATGGCATAAGTAACTATATCTTCCGTAACAAGGAAGAAGCGTACCGCCACAAGCAAGCGCTTGAAAAAAACCGCTCTTTTGATTACGTGGAGACAATCAGCTTCCGCAGCAGGAACCAGGACTACAAAGACTATCAGCATAAATAATGAAGTTAAAGGACATTTTTCGCAAACTACGTTACGGTAGGTTATACATCATTGCAGACTCGTCAGACAACTCAATCTCGTTGTCTGACGGGTTTATCGCATATATTCGCAAAGACCTCGGGCCAATCGGTAAGGTGGCAGCACGTGTGGTGCAAGACGAGAAGGGGGGTTACTACATTCATTTCTCGGCAGATGAAGGCGAGGACGGAACATACCGCTCAGTCTTATGTCGAAACGACTATTACGACAGCATAGGATTTGAATGCCTTGTGCCAACCGTGAATCGTATCTTCTATGATTACAAGATAGCTGGAGAGCATGCACAAATGGACGTGTCTGTGGTTAAGATTAAGGGTAGGAAGTTATACAAGATTGATAAGAAGGTATGATGGATATTGCTATAACAGGAATGACGACCGTGCCGTCTGACTACGCTTGTCAAGACGGCCAAACGGCGTTGCTTCACAACCTCGTGCATGAATATGGTGAGGTTCGCCCAATGCACAAGCCAAAAGTAGTGATGCAGGTCCCTATCGGCTTTCGTTTCCTCTATGTGCATTCTGGCTCAGGATATAAGCATTACATCTTTCAATCACAAGCAACAGACGAAGACGGGCAGATCCTTGAAGGGTTTTATAATTACTACTATTGTGATGCGGCAGATGAAAGTCTAAACATGGTGGAGTTCGCGACGATAAAAGCGGAGCCCTCTCATGTAGATGCCGTTGGCAATACACTATTGATATTCACGGAGGGCAGCATTAACTATTACTTGTGGAAGAATACAGCGTACAAGTCTCTTGGCGATGCTCTTCCCGAGATAGGTATGCGGTTCGGATTACTCGGTGAGCCTATCCTATATAGTAAGGAATGTTCCGAGGCTGATGGTATGTTTGTTCACTTCGATTACGAGGTGTGGCCGAGCAAATTGAATTACATCTACAAGCGCGAGCATCTGACAGCGTACACTACGACAATGCTGGCTCCTGTATCTAAGCTCATCAACGAGCACGTCACAGGTAAAGGAAAATTCTGTTTCCCTTTCTTCGTGAGGTATGCTCTTCGTCTGTATGATGGAACATTAGTTCATCATTCTGCGCCAATATTAATGATGCCTTCCACCTATCATGCCGTTATGCCCTTCTTGCGAGAATCAAGCTACGATAAAGACAAACTAACAGATTGCAAAGTTGATGTTTTCACCGTTCGTGCTGCACTCACCTTCCTCATGGAGGACAATATCACCAAGGCATTCAAGGAGAAGTGGGGAGACATCGTTAAGAGCGTGGATATATTTGTCAGCGCTCCTCTTTATACCTATGATGCTGGCGGCATTGTAGATACAATTAAGTTCACGAAAATCGGAGGAAGCGATTACGCCAAAGGAGATTATGTTGGCAGGCTGAGTGCAAACGCTCTCATGTGGGGGCGGCCTTCAAGCGTTTCGCACATCCAGGGAGAAGACTACACAAAATACCACAGTGCGTTTAACTTCAGAGACCTGTTTAATGCGTATTGCTGGCCTGCATTCATTTCTCCAGGCAAATATGGTGATGTTGACACCATCGAACTTCCTGCCGTGACAGATGAAGATATGCGCAAGAAGATGACAGACTGCTCTTCATTCTATTTGCTAAAGAGTATTTCGCTGAATGAACTCATCAACGCCAGCGAGCAGAGCGAAGCTGTAGCCATTAAGGTGAAGGATGACTATCTGCAATCTCTTGTCAATCGTGAAGTGATGACAGATGACTATCTAACGCACGAGAAGATTGCGGCGGAGAGGTCTTACGTGTACAATTCTCGAATTAATCTCGCTGGCGTCACGAGGCAGTTGTATGACGGATACCCTATAAGGCAGGCCTTCTGCCGATATGATGGAAGAGTGCCCGTTACCTATGTAGGGACTGAGGGCGGTATTAAATTCGGTGAGTTGCCAATTACCGAACTAACGGGGGCAAACGCATTCACCATCAGCGTAGAGGAAGGAAGGGAGATAAAATTATACAAAGAGGGAAAATGCAATATATACAACAGTATTTACAATCGTGTACCCACCCTACTCTTCTGCCCTTACACATCGGCAAAAAATGCTATTTGGTTGAGTACAACAGACGGAATACTGAAACCATTCATGAGCCTGGAGATGAAGATGCACGACTTCCTTAATCTCTCTTACGCTTCATTATATTTCGACCCTTTTAATCTTCCGTCTACGTCAGACCTTCCGCAGGACCCGGGGAATGAAGACAAGAAAGTAAAAGCGAGTTCTTCAATCTATACCTCAGCCGTCAATAATCCATTTTACTTTCCCTCTATCGGCGTTAATGATGTCGGTATTGGTGAGGTGGTCGGCATGGCCGCTGCTGTCGCCGCCATGTCGCAAGGACAATTCGGTGAGTTCCCGTTGTACGCATTCACCTCTAATGGCGTGTGGGCATTATCTATCGGCAATGATGGCAGCTATCAGACGGCAACCCCAGTCACGAGAGACGTGTGCAGCAATCCCAACGCAATCATATCGCTTGATAGAAGTGTACTTTTCCCGACAAAGAGAGGCATCATGATGATAAGCGGTTCACAATCTACCTGTATAACGGAGGTGCTGCACGATGATCCTGCTTCACTACTTAGTCATGATGTTGTCAAAAAAATGTCACGAGCAGAAGGGGTTGAACCTTCTGAGATTCCCGATTCTGGCTTCCTGTCATACCTTGACAATGCAGGCATGGTATATGACTACACGCGGCAGCGAGTTATCGTATTCAACCATGATAAGATGTATGCGTATGTGTTATCACTAACAAGCAAGATGTGGTCTACAATCAGGAGCGAGTATAAGTATTCTGTCAATAGCTATCCTGATGGACTTGCAATAACGCAAGAAGGTATAGAAGCGCAGCTCGTGAATGTCTGTGAGGATGGAGAGGCGCAAGGAGGTGTCATTGTAACAAGGCCAATGAAGTTGAACAACGCACATGCGCTTGGAACCATCACCGACATTATGGTACGTGGGAATCTTAACAATGCACACGCCTCGGTAGCCTTACTTGGAACGCGAGACTACACTAACTATATGTATGTTGGCTCTGGAATCAGGGCGAGAATCGCAAGGCTGCACGGAAGTCCTTATAAGGCGTTTGTTGCGGTCGTTATGGCGAATCTGGAAGACGGAGAGACGATTGATGGAATGAGCGTAGAATATCAAATGAGACAGGCAAACAGAATGAGATAAAATAAGGCTCACCACATAACATCGTGGCGAGCCTTATTATTAATTATAGACTAAGACGTTCTTCAAGATATTCACCGAGCTTCATATTTTTTTCTTCGGCCTTCTCCTTTAGCTTGGCAAGGAATGCAGGCGTTACGTTTGCTCGCATCGTCACCTTGTTTGTTCTTGGGCGGCCGCTATTCTCGCGGCGGCCGCCCCAGCCTGATTGCTTATTTGTCATTGTTCTTTAGTGAATTGTAAATGTCCGATGAAATGTCTTCTGGTATTGCTATTAAATATTCATCGCCAATCTTCGTTCTTATTTTTATTCGACCTTCTCCTTTGTTGTTAAAGAGCATTTCATGGATTGACGTGTTACACTTACCGTAGATGCAGCTCGGGCCATTAGTGTTGTTATAATTGTAGTTCATTTCGATACCATCTACATGTAGAACTATATCATGAACCTTGACGTTTGACGCTGTTTCAACATCATATACTGTCACATCTAACTGAACGGACTTTTTATCCGTGTTACGAAATATATAACGAGTTGTTATGCCTTTGATTATTTCTTTCATGATGATTTTATTTTTCAATTATATACTTTTTGGCGGCCTCTAACACGCAAATAGATGTCGCAATCGTCTGTCTTTGGCCAAGTGGCCTGTCCTTCATTAAGGACATATTGGCTCTTATTATCACGTCTATACAATCAACGCAATCTTCTCGGCTGAGCTTTGTGACATCAACATTTTTTTGAATGATGTTTGAATAATACTCCATTCCCTTTTTGAGTAGACTTCTAATCGCTGTTTCACTTGGATTCTCGCCCATTGAGCGAACTATCTTCATTCTGCAAGAGATTCCATTTTTGCTTAACCCGATTCTGTAATCACTTCCTGTTTCTTCTATTTCGCCATCAATGTAATCAATCTTAGCAATAAATCCGCTATCCTTGTCGGTGCAACATATATAGTCACATTCTCCTTTTTTGTGCTTTCGAGAAGAATCAACGATAAATAATGGTATTTCTCTTTTCATTTTGATTTAGATTAATCGCAATAAAAATATTTGGTTTCGTAGACAGAATCTTTAATGTCAACAACATCGCCATCTTCATCAAGGATAGCGCAGCTGTCTCCTTCGTAAACTTCGTAATGGAAATTATTACTGTGGCCTTCGTAACAATTATCGCCATCGCAAACCTCATCGCAGCCTTTTGTTTCCTCTGCGCAATACTCTTTGGCTTCCTTTAATGTGTCGAACTCGGCAACCTTGTTCACTTCCACATTATTGTTGTAATAAACGCTATATTTCATAATTAATAGACTTAACCGTGATGTCGAGGGCTATATAATTTGATTTATAAATATTTATTTCCTAACTTAACCAAGAGGTCACACATCTTCTCGTTTCCTTTGTATTCGCAAATGAAAGACTTGTTATAGTCATTACGGCCATATTCTCTTGATGCCCAGAATAATTGTCCTTCAATCAAGGTTGGTGTCTTCGTATAAGAATCCTTTTTACCATTTATATAATAACGCAGTCGATTAACAATCATGTGAATCTTATTCGCCTCGTAATATTCGGATTCTCTTGACAATTCTGTTGACGACAACGGTTGGAATTTATGTTCCGAGCGATACGCAATATCATAGGCTGTGTCCTTAATTTTTTTAGATGGAGCAAAGCTTCTGATTAATTCGCATACAGATTTTTTGCTTACTTCACCATTCAAATGGAAGCAAAGGCGGAAAATCTCCGTTGGCTCTCCACGTCTAATGATTGCGATAATTGACTTCTTGCTATATTTTTTATTCGTCTTCATTACTAATGACTTACCGTGATGTCGAGGGCTGTGAGAATTATTATTACAAGTGCAAAGGTAAATATATATCTTGAAATCGCAGCATAAAAATCAAGATAATTTTTATTTGGGTGCATTTTTAACCTTTGTTATTATTTAATATTGGGGAAATATTGTAGGTTAATTATCTGATAGAGAGATATTTAATAAGCGAAAATAAATAAAACAGTTAAGCAACAAAAATTCCCGCAATTTCTTGTTGCGGGAATGGTTGGATGAATCAATTGACGAGAATACACGTCACATTGTAGCCGTGATTGGTCTCTCACAATCATACATGGATAGCATGGCGATAATCTCACCAATGGTATCTTCTTCTCGTTGTTTGTACAATTCAGACGAGTGTGATGAGTGTGATGTGTCTGCAACAACAGAGATATAGCGGCAGATTGCAGATGACACAAGATAATCATGAAGCAACGAGGTCAGGCGCTCAGCGAGGAAGCGTGCATGCTCATAGTTGATGAGTATGGTATAGTCGTAGCTCTCGCGATAGTCGTTATAATCATCCGTCATTGTAATTTTCTCTTCTCGTGGAGAAGGAGGCGCGAACTGAGATAGTTGCAGCATGGAATACGTGTAGGCATTGTCAAGTTCGCGGATTACAATGTCAACATTACCATCCTCTACAATATCCTTCATGCGGTGCTTCACATGCTGATTATCCTGCAATCTCAATGCAACAGCTTCAGCTGACAGGAATCCTGCTTGAGCGATATCATAGAGAAGATTCTCCGTCTTCAGTCTTATTGTCACTCTCGTTGTGCGTGGTGTTCTACAACTATTCATATCTCACTTCGTTATTGGTTAGTGGTTTTTTGTTCTTCGGTGCATGAGCGCGGCGAGGCTGAATACGCGCGAAGGATGCAGCATATAATTGTTGCAACGCCTCTGCTGCCATCTGCTTGTAATTCCCTGCCTCTGCTGGGTCTGTCTGCAATAGCCATTCAGACAGGGCGTAGTTCACAATATAGGAATGAGTAGAGGTGGCGAGTGAATCAGTTTGGCCATTCGCGTAATTGGAAGGAACGCGGAGAACGAATGTGATTACATTATCTTCTTCCTGCTCGGTCACTCCGCTACCCCATGTCATTGTTATCGCTTTATCGCCTGCGACGGCCTTGCGTTTTGCTGATAATAATATATTATCTGCCGTCGTCACACCTTCTACAATGTATTCAGCAAGAGCAATCCTCACATCCTTCATTGCCGTTTGCACGGAGCGCAATATCCGCTCTTCATCTATATCCTGAATGTCTTCCGCGTGAGATAGCTGCTGCGTTCCCTTGCGCGAACGGCCGATTTGCCACGATGTCTTAGCAATCTCATGAAGCAATTCGGTCAAGTATATATGAATCGTCAGTGTCTTGTTCATATTACAACCAATTTATCTTGTCAATATTTTTTACCTTCTTCGGCTCTTTCCTCACTGGTGCCGAGCGGTGGCCTGCGAGAGATTCCTTTAACAGGGTCAAATAGGCGTTAGCCTGCTGAGATACAACCTGCAAAATATTCGCTGGTGCCGCGTTCTTCTCTGCGTACAAGGACATGATAGTCCATGCGGCTACATTCTTGTATGTCTGCTGTAGTGGTGCCTGTTCAAGGGCGTAACGTGGCGGCATTGAGAGTGTGAGTGTGATGCTTCCCTCCCCTTCACTGAGAGAGGTCATGTAACGCTCGCTTGCCGTTGTGATTACAGACCACACGTTCGTCCAATCAATTTCAGCGAAATGGCGCGTAAACTCGTCAATTTCGAGCAACTGCGGTTGTTGCTGTTGTTGTAGCTGTCTGTTTAGAAGCGCTACAGAACGCGAAACAATGTCTATAACGTCCTCCTTCTTGATGACTATATTCATTTCTCCTCCTTTCTTCTGTATAAAGACCATTGTAAGAACCGCTTGCGTCCCTTCTCCACGAGTAAAGGATGCATGGCGTTCCCTGCCTTGTCTCGCGTGTGATAGAAGCAATTCTTCACGCAATCCTGCATCTTCATTGATTCTTTGACGTAGTGTTTGCGCTTTAGCTGTCTGAACTGAGAGCGGTCGAAGATAATCACCTTACCTCTAACAGTTGAAGGCATCACATAATAGCGGTTGCCGTTGTCCTTGGCTGATGCCGATTCCGCCATTCTGACGGCCCTACTATAGACCATCTTTGCTTTTAATCTTTTAAGTAATCTAATCATATTCAATAATTTAACGTTTTTCGTTGTCAATATTTTTACCTGGTATCTCGTGTTGGAAGACTTCTTCAACATACCTTGTCTTGTCAACTATCTTTGGAAGCGGCATCTTAGAGAAGCAGATGTGCATACCAATCGCTCTTGTCATAAGCAGGTCATCGTGGCAGCCGAGAATGGCACCAAATGCGCCATTTGGTTTGCGCTCATAGCTAATCATCTCGTCGAGGCACCTGCCGTCTCGTTCAACATAGAGCTTTTCTCTCACCGCTCGCTGCAATGCACTGACGACAATTGGCTTGGTCGCTGTATTGGTGTGGAACCCATATTTCTTAGGCGCGTTCTGCAATATTTCTTCTTCGGATTGGTCGCGTGCATATAGATTAGGATAATAATCCTTGATGCGGTTGAGAATATAACCAGATTGGTCGCCGTCAACCATTCGCTCCCTGTCATGCGTCTCTAACGTGTTGGATTCTATCACCAGTTCTGCATTGTCGTAATATCTGCTTATCTGTGCTGCCTTCCATGCGAGAATATCCATGTCTATGTGTCCGTACCACTGGGCCACAACCTCTGGTTTTCCACCCCACTGCATGGCGAACCTATCGAAGACAACAATAACCGACCAGTCTGCCTTGGAAGAACGACCACCGATGTCTACAACTGTCAAATATCTGTCAGTAACCACCGTGTTATCGTTGAATATCTCTGGGTATTCCCATATTGCCAATCCACCCTTCTTTTCTTCGCTGAACCGCACATTAGACAAAGCCTTCGCGCCTTCGTTAGCGTCAGCCACGATGTCACCGACAGCACGAGGATCCTTACATGTGTGACGCAATTCTTCTACTTGATGGCGGTCGAAGACGATTTCTCCGCTGAAACTGAAGGCTTCAATGTAATCAGAAGGGTATTCTGAGGCCATACGGGCATGGTCTGAATATTTTCGGCGCTCAGCTATGTACCAGTTTATGGCCTCCAATGTCGCACCCTTCTGCCATAGCCAGTAGATGTATTGGCCATATTCCTCACGTTCAGAAGATGCTTCTGTGTCATTCCTATGCTCATACATTGAACGCGCGAAGCTCTCTCTCTCATTATCGTCTGCGAATGGCAGAACATAAAGGTCGATGTCATACCAGCATATAACGATAGCTTCAAATTGCGATTTCCCCTCAAAGGCCGCAAGGAACTCGCGGTGGAAGAAGTTTCCTACACCCTTAGCGGTTGATTCATACACTATCATTGTGCGATGCTTGTAGAGGACGCCAGAGCAGGCAGACTGCACAATGTCTTCTGGGCTTTTTCCGTCTGTTGTCTTCCATAAACCAACCTCGGAGAGGTGGATAAGGTTGTAGTCACCACCACGGCAGGAATCAGGACGCTCAGCGGTTCCGACCTTTATCTTACAATCTCGCTGAGGAACACGTTTAATGGCGCCGCTGTGGCCGACATTAACAAATGTAGATTCATTCGCCTTGTATTGCTCTCCAAGCTTATGTAATATCCATGAAGGCAGCTGCGTTACTGCCTTATTGAACATATCAAGGATTTCATCCGATGCAATAGACTGATGAGCGATGATGAGCGAGTTTAGACCGTATTCCTGCGTTATCTGCATCCATAGCATGAACAACTGAATGAGTGTTGAACCACCAAGCTGACGAGCCTTTAAGAGAATAATACGTATTGGCTTCTTGGCTTCATATAGCTCCATGAAGCGATTGACCAATCTGCGTTGTGGGCGTGTCAAGCGAAAGAGGATGTCACGGCCTCCACCTTTCGCCTTAATATATAGGAACAAGGCCGAGAAAAAGGGGAAATCATAGCGGATGCGGTATCGAATGAATTGCTGCACAACCGTGTCACGTGCCTCTTCCGTGTTTTCCTCCTCCATCACCTCATAGAGGAAGTTTTCTATACTGCCATGCTTGACCAACTGCTTGACGAACGGTATCTTCAGCATCCTTTTAGGAACCAACTGCACAGGAATCGGGAAGTCATCTATCTCAATCTTCTCGCGTTCGCCAAAATAGCCTTCCCCAGTTATCGGGTTAGGCTCATAATGGTAGCGCTTCATGCGCTCGTTGTCCTCTGCTATTATCCGCTCTATATCTTTCTCCATCTCCACCATTGTTTTTCAGTTATTAATAGTGAGCAGACGAAGCCAACCGCATAACAATAAAGGTGCAGTAGAGTATTCACACACGAAAATAATGCTGTCAGCGAACAATATAAGGCCACATGAGCAGCAATCACCCACCCTCTTGTTACTATCATCGAATATAGGCCAAGAGCCGCGAAGATAACCCCAGAAAAACCAAGTGTCCCTTCAATAAGGCAGGAAGGTGCCGTTACAGCGATGATGTAAGATGCCAGCAGGAACCAACGCGACATGCGGTAATAGAACGCCAATTGAAGAATGCAAAATATATTTAAAACCGCATGAATCAAGTTGGCGTGAAAAAGGGGGTAAAATAGGCGATTTAAGGCCATATTCCGAGAAATATACACGGAATCTTGGCTGATGAACGATAACACGAAAAGCGCCAACGAGACCGCCAACAAGATATTTATGTCAAGATTGCTATTTTTCATCTTTATGCTTATAATATATTGCCTTTGCTGATGCTGATGTAAGAAAAAATGAGGATGCAGGCGTGTATATTATCTTGCGGACAATATTACACACGCCTGCATCCTCGTGCTTCCTCTTGCATTCGATAAACCGCCAGAAAAGCTCGTAGAACATTTTTCGTTTCGTCTGCCTCATGTAAGACAGGTCGTCACCACGAAGCATCCGACGCATCACATAGATTGCGCGGTCTTCGCTTACCCAGTAGCGAGACGATGGCTGCTTGACGGCCTCTGCGAAGATGTCAAGGACATTGATATGCTTCACTTTTTTCATTGTCTCCCGACAGGCATGTATAACCTCTCTCGCTCTCTCGCCCTCGTATTCTATCGTACTAAACTTTTTCTTCATGCGGTAAAATGTTTTGACAATGCAAAGATAATAAATTACCGTTATAAAGATAAGCGAATTTGGCAGTTAACTATAATTACTTTTGCTTAAAAGCATAATTCAAAGCACTTAAACAAGTAATTATATGGCAGATAAACAAGTTAGTACGGGTGATGGCAACGTGAAGATTCCATCGGCAGGAGAGGCCACGCCTACACCAAGCAAGCGTGACGCATTCAAGAAGCGACTTTCTGAGAAATATCCCGACAAAAACTTTGATGATGAAGAGGCTATGTTCGGCCAGATTTCTGACGACTACGACAGTACGGAGAGCGAATTGAACCGCTACCGCGAAGACGAAAGAAAGTTGACGGATATGTTCAACGCTGACGAACGCAACGCAGCACTGTTTGCCGACTTCGCCAATGGTGGCGACCCTCGCCTTACCCTCATCAAATTGTATGGAAAGGATGTCGGCGATATGGCCAACGACCCAGAGAAGCAGGAAGAGGTGGCAGCGGCGAACAGAGAATATGTTGAACGTGTCGCCAAGGAAAAGAGCCTTGAAGAGGAATATAAGAAGAACCTTGACAATTCTTTGCAGGCCGCAGACGACTGGCAAAAGAAGAACAATTTGACAGACGAACAAGTAGATGAAGCCTTTCAGTTTATCGTTCAGATTGCATCAGATGCTATCGTAGGTAAGTTCACAGAAGAAAGCCTTGACCTCGCCCGTAAATCCATCACGCACGACATGGATGTGCAAGAAGCAGGAAACGCGGGGGAAATCAGAGGTCGCAACGCGAAAATAGACATGAAGTTGAAAAAAAGTAAGAATAGCGATGGTGTTCCTTCACTCGGAGGAAAGAGCCGTGGCGCGTCTAAAAGTCAGAGCAGCCCTGACCTTGGCGCACTGGATGCTATCGCCAGTCGCGGAAGCATTTGGGATTCTGACGAAAAACGAACAAAATTCAAATAAACCAAATACAATTATTAATCACATGAAACAGACTATCAGTTTTAAAGGAGCAATGAAGTTTGTTGGCTTCCTGCTTCTTAGTGTATTATGCTTTGTCTTGGGTGCAGGCGGTAATGTTATGATGGCTGCCGCCGCCGATTTGCCCGACGCAGGTAAGACCGACAGCGGCACGGCAAGCCCAGAAAAGCCTATGAATGTTGAAGGTGCCGCCACCATGCAGCACGGACGAGAGAACGGAGACCCCGATTTCTACGTTAAGGACATTGACCAGAAGATTTGCAAGATTCGTCCTATGGCAACGCCGATTGACCAAATCAGCCGACAGGCAAGCGCCCAACAGACGGATTCATTTATTGTCAAGTACTACAGCGTAGGAACACGTCCAACTAAGACCCTTCTTAAAGAAGAGGTAGTTAAGCAGACTGGCGGCGACCGCGTATCACTCAAGGTTGAAGACCCAAATATCTTCACTATTGATGATACTATTCGCGTTTGCGGTGTTCCTGCTGTCACCAAGGAGAATGGTTCCGCCTATGATGCCAAGAAGGAAGTGGTGCCCGACCTCGTCCTTTGCGTGTGCGGAAAGGACAGCGAAGGTTATCCGCAGGTGTTTGCTGTTAATGGTGAGATTTCAACCGAGACGAACAACAACATTTGGCTTCCTGCCATCAACGCAAAGACTGTTCTTGTACGTATGGGTAAGTCTTGCGGTGAATTGGATGTACAGACTGGACGATTCAACAATCTGCCGACCGCAGAAGAGCAGTACTGCCAGAACTACATGATTCAGGTGGAACAGTCTACGATTGACAAGATGAGCGATAAGGAAGTTGACTGGAATTTCACCGACCTCGAAGAAGACGCTATCTACGATATGCGCGTGACCCAGGAGATGAGTATTCTTTTCGGCGACAAGAACGTTATTAAGCATGCCTCAAAGGATGGTATGGCTCGTTACTTCACCAAGGGTATTTGGTGGATGGGTTGCCCCAAGTACACCATTGGCCATTGGGACGAAAAGGAAAACGCTTGCGTTATTAGCGATGACGACTTGGTTGACTTCTCACGCGACATCTTTGTAGGTACAGGATTGAGTAACGGCCGCAAGATTATGTTCTGTGGCTCCGACCTCCTTGCTACCCTGTCAAAGGTTAAGTCAGAGAAATTCCGCCTGAAGGATTCTGTTGAGAAATGGAACTTGAAGTTTAAATCATGGGAAACCGACTTTGGCGAGATCCTCACCATTCACCACGAATTGTTTAACCAGTGCGAGATGAAGGATTGCGGCTTTGTGCTTGACCCCGAATACCTCACAAAGAAAACCTTCCTTTCGTTCAAGCGCAACGTACTTGATTTGAAGAAGGCAGGAATCCGCAACACGGATGCAGCGGTTTTGCAGGAAATCTCCTGCTTGTACCTACGCTATCCAAAGGCACATGCACGCGTGCAGCTTGCACATAAGTAAACTTTCCGCGCCATAAGAAAAAGGCTGCTTCTTATGGCGCGTTTTTAATTTTAATGACATGAAAAAATATATTGCACCCTGTACTATATCTCTTGACCTCACTTTTGAGGATGGAAGACACAGACATGTGAACTTCGATACCTGCACAGGGCTTGGAAGTTACTTCGTCACCAATGACCCAGAAGAAATTTGGGCCTTGGAGCACCACTACCTGTATGACAAGGAGTTTTTCTTGAATCGTGTGACGGAGGATGAGAAACCGAAAGAAAAACAAGAGGAAACAAAAAACGAAGAACCCGAGGTGGTTCAAGTTGACACGATGAGCGAAGCCAAGGAATTTCTTAACGAGCGCTTCGGTGTTCCGCGTTCAAGTATGAAAACTCTTCCACAGGTATTGTCTACCGCCTACGAGCATAAGGTAATCTTTAAAGGTTTGACGGAAGACAAGGAAAAGGACAACAACGACAAATAGTAAGATATGGAGACCTGCAACATTGACGATTTGGTGAAAGAGGTACGAGTGGCGCTTGACCAGAATATGGACGGCAAAGCTCTTTCCATGCTTGGAGACACCGATACGCTGACACTTGACGAGATTATACGCTCCACAATGGTTGACGCTGCAACGGCTATTGAAGAAGGTGCGCCATTGGAGATGTTGGAAGGGTGCGATGATGCCGTCAAGGAGGGAGAAGACTACATCGTATCATGGGGAAAGGAGAAGAAGGGTAGCGCCATACAAGCAGGAAGCGTTGCCCTGCCGAGTGATTTCCTTCGCCTTGTATCGTTTAAGATGAACGACTGGGATTACGCCGTGTCAATGCCTACCGCACAGGAGACTCCTGCTTATGAACGTCTTCAAGACCAATATAGCGGCATTGGTGCGACACCAAGACACCCAGCAATTGCCATAGATGTACCAAACAACGTATTGGAGTTTTATTGCAGCGCAAAGAATGCCAAGGTCGCATCATTCAAGTATGTGCAAAAGCCAGTGGCGAAAGAAGGCAAAATTACTATATGTCCCAAGTTAAGACGCGCCATTGTGTACGCAAATGCAGCAATGTCCGCTGCCGTATTCTCTTCCGTAGAGCAAATGCAGGTAATGACGGCATTGTCATACAGACATGCCCATATTCAACCATCAGAAAAACAATAGACAATGACAAGAGAAGCGTGGGGAAATATCGAAGAACAACCGTTTAGGGTTGATGTCGGCACGTCTTTCAATGTGGCCATGTCTTCCTCTGTTCCTGCACATGTATTGTGCTTCACAACAGACGGACGTATTGTACTGAATGAAACCGTATTTGGCGGTGCCAGTGCTATCTACATCAATGGCAAGAAATATATCAGCGACATCACTTCTGGCAGTGTAACCCTCCCGATGGCAGAGAGGGGCATAGACGGCCTTATGTATGGTGCCGACAAGGTAAAGCTTGACACCATTTTAGAAGGCGCAGAGCCTAACGTCGTTACTGCCGTTGCGTCAGACGCGCAGAGTGTCACCATAACAGACAAGGAGGAAACCCAACATATAGCCGCCGCCCGTCAGTGGGCAGACGCGACAGATACAGAGATTGCCCAAATCAAGGACAATGCTACAGCTATCGGTAATCTTGTCAACGCCAACTACCTTGATTTAAAAGGTAATGTTGACAATCTTGACAACCGCATAACATCCGAGAAAGCCTACCTTGAAAAGAAGATAGACGATAATGCCGCAAAGGTGTCGTCTATAAGAATGGAGATTTACGACGACATCAACGAGCTAAGAAAGCGCCAAGACAAAACAGAGGAAGACGTCAATCTGCTTGGTATGCAGGTGGGCAACCTTCAAAGCGATAGCGCCAATTTGAAGAAGCGCGTTGATGCTAACGAGTTGGCCATTTACGAGGACAGCATAAAATTCAATAAGATAGAAGAAGCGCAATCGGCTATCAACATCGAATTGGAGAAGCTTCAGTCGCAAGTGGATGAATTGCGCAAGCAAATCGGACAGGGCGGCGGTGGCGTTTCTTCAGCCGACATTGAGATGCTAAAATCTCTTCTCACCCTCAATCAAACAGACGAATAAACTCATGAGTTAAAAACAAAATAAAAAAACATGGCAAAATTTATCAAATTCAGAGAAAAAGCATCTGTGGCGGCTTCAAAGGCTGACACAGCAGGCACAGAAGGCCGCGTTGACGTGGTCAAGAGCGAAAACGCGCTTGTGTATGAAGCCTCTGCCGTTATCCGTGGAATCTCGGACACGCAGGCAGAGTATGTGAACCGAAAGGTTAAGGAGGAAAATGACGCAAAGGCAAAGATTTCGTTCAGCGTTTCACCTTCCGCGACTTTCGTCAAGGGTACATCAACGGCATTCACGTTGACCGTCACCTGTACATTTGCAGGTGCGAATGTTGACGCTGATGCGCTGCCAATGATGACTGCAGGAGGCGCTTCCGTCACCGTTACGAAGAAGTCTACTGGCGTTTATACTGGTACTGTGAATGCAAGTTCGACTACCCTCTTTGATGTACATGCAACCGTGAAGGGCGTTGCAAGAACTGCATCAAAGACGGTTTACGCCTACATTCAGATTTTGTTTGGCGTTAGCTCGTACGAAACAGCACCTGTCAGAGATGCGGCTGAGATGGCCAAGTTCCTTGCTCAGGTCAACGGCACGAAGTTGCAGAGCAATTCAAACGGTACGTATAAATTCTCCTTCACGGCAGAAAAGCCCTATGGTTATGTTCTGATTCCGTCTGATGTAACTGTTTCGCCGAACTTGGCAAATAACCTCGCTGGTCGTGAAGGGCCGTTGCCAGTCAACTTTGTAAAGCAGACTGACGCAACAGGTTCTGGTATCACTTACAAAGTGTATCGTATGGCATCAAAGATGGGCGTAAGCGTCCATAATGTTGAACTTTATTAATCCAGAAAAAATGGCAAAAAAATACGGAGTAGCATCAGACTACATCAAATATACATCTCGTATTAAATCAGATACGAGTGACGGTGTTGCAGTTGAAGCCTCACAGGTCGTTGACCTTGAAGAGGATAAATTGCAGAGCGACATCAACAAAGAGTTGAAGGCATCTATCGCATCTGCAAGCGGAAACACTTACTCAAAAAGCGAAATTGACAGCAAGGATACTGCCACGCTGACCTCAGCGAAGAGTTATGCAGACACCAAGAAGACGGAGGCCGTCAGTGCTGCCGCCACAGACGCGACTACGAAGGCTAACAGCGCTCTCGCTTCTGCCAAGAGCTACGCAGACCGGAAGGTTTCTGCCCTTGGAAGTGTGTACACAACTAAGGGTTCTTGCACTGCCGCTCAGTTGAAGGCTCTCGCTTCTGCCAAGGCTGGCGATGTTTGGAATATCACCGATGCCGTGACCATTGACGGCAAGGCTTATCCTGCTGGCGTTAACGTGGTATGTGTTACGGCTTTCAGCGCTGCCATTGACCCTGCTACTACCAAGAACTGGGACGCTTTGCAAGGTGTTCAGGATTTGACACCATACGCCAAGAAGAGCGAAATTGAAGACACCGCTGTTGCTAATGTGAAATTCACACAGGAGGAAGATGTTCCGCAGGATAATGGCGTATCATTCAAGAAGACCATTACCTTTGTCAACGGACGAGAGGCGACTACGGAAAGTGACCTTGGTATTCTTCCTGCCACCTCTACCACGGCTGGTGTTATGTCTGCTGCTGATAAGGTGAAACTTGATGCGGTGGATGGAAGGATTCAGGGTGTGAAGGTTTATAATAGTAATACTGAAGGTTTTATTATTCAGCATACCAAACTTAATAGTCTTAAAGCGGTAATTGGTACAGACGTCCATATTGATTCTAATGTCAATATTGGTGCGGCTATAAATATCCAAAGTCAAGGCAACGGTACTTCTCTAAATGGTTCTTATATTGGAAGCGATTCCACACTTTCAGATAACGCATCAATAGGAAGAGACGTTCATATTTTCGAAGGAGTCAATATTGATAAATATGCAACTATTGGCACAGAAACCATTGGAACGAGCCTAGTCGCTATACACGATAAATATGCAGGTAAAATTGCAATTGGAAATGGAGTTCAAATTGCCCAAGGTGTAGGAATTGCGGTTGATGATTCTTGTAATTTGGTCTTTGGAAGAGAAATAGAAGGAGTTTATCAAACGAAAGAAATTAATGCTGACGACATCTCTGCTTTGCTAACTCGTGTCTCCGCGCTGGAAGACCTTTTGAAACTGGCATAGCCAAACTAACATTTAGACAGGGTGTACAGATGTGCATCCTGCCTAATCCTCTCAAACAAGAAATATGAATAGAAGAATGTACAGATGTGCCATTGTTATCACGGCATACAATGTTGAAAGATATATCGAACAGAGCGTTGCAAGCGCCTTGAATCAGACAGAGAAGTGTGAGGTTATTGTCGTTGAAGATAAGTCAACAGATGGTACGCTTGACATCCTAAGAAGAATCAAGGGAATCACTCTCTTGGGGAATGAAGAAAATGTTGGCGCTGGTCTTTCGCGCAGACGAGGCATTGACTATGCAAGTGCAGATTATGTAATGACGCTTGATGGCGATGATTACATAGACCTTGATTTCGTCAAGAGATTGCTTGCCACAGCCGATGCCACGGGCGCGGATATTGTCAGCGGCGGCGTGAAAATCCTTAAAGAGGATGGCTCATGGGATGCTACATCCTATGGCAATTGCGTTACGGAAGGCCGCGACAAGGTTGCCAAGTTTTGGGGCGAGCGCATTGTCTTCATGAATAACAAGATTATCCGCAAGGAACTATGCAACAAAGTACCTTATAGCGATAGACGCTATATCGAGGACACGCCGACAATTATTCCTATGATGTTCTTCGCAAACAAGGTTGCGTATGCTGACACAATCGGCTATGTCTACCGAATGCGCAGCGATTCTCTGACGCACACGACCAATATCCTAAAGGACGTAGTGTTTAAGGGTCTTTGTTGGATTGATTTGTACGAGTTCTTCATGACGCACGACCAAGGTATGTTTGAGGCTGTCAACGTGAAGGGATTTATCGTCAACATCATTGGTACGCTGAATAAGATTCACGTCACGCCCGAGATGGTTGCTCCTTTTGAAAAGGAATGGCATGAATTTACGATGCGCCTTCTGAACGTTATCGAAATTACGAATATTAATCTTGTCGGAGGGGAGAATAAAAACAAGTGAAAAATTAATTATTAACTAAGTGTGGTTAAACGGCCTTCGGGCCAAGCATTCTTTGGCAATGTGCAGATGTTGTCATTTCACATTGTCAGAGAATGTTGTTATTTTATAAGGTTATGGCAACAGTAGATTGGAAAAAGCTTGAAGGTCGCATATTTAGGTTTGATGTGAACACTTCGACAGAGGATGCGTTGAAGGCTACGAATCCCGCGATTATTCATTTCACGACAGAGGGGAATATTGTGTTTAATGGTGTGCAGTTTGCAGGCTATAATGAGCTTATTAAGGATTTTGGGCAGGCGATTCAAAATATGGCTATGGTATCAAATGAGAATTACACACTGACAGCGGAAGAAGTAAGCAGTTTACCTCCTGTGTGGAAGGAATTTCTTAGTGGGGCGAAATACCCTTTATTCGCAATTGGGGATGCAGCAGGTAATTCTGTAAATTTCATCGGCAAGAGCGATGCAGCATCAGCCGTGTTAAAGGATATGATGGCATCAACGTTTTGGTATTCAAAGCAAGGCCAGCCTTACGCGACATTAGATGCTATTCATGATTACGAAACAACAGACGGAAACCATAAACAGACAGGCTACTATTACCTTCGCGCCCTTCCTACTGAATATATGGTATTAAACAGAGCCACCAAAAATCAGTTTGGCATAGTGAAGGTCGGTGATGGCCTGAATGTCACGGATGATGGCATAGAAGGATATAGAGATACAACAAACGACAACAACGGCATCATATCACTTGCCAGCGCTACAACAACGAGCATTGGCGGCGTAAAGAAAGCCAATCTGAACCTTCAAAGTGAGTACGAGTTTTTGAAGGCCGTGCCAAGCGTCACCACTCTTGATGAGGCAAAGTTTGCCATCAATCATCTACGAATTATCTGCAAAACACTCGTTGATAAACTGGAAGAGGCAGGAACGTTAAATAAATAATATTGAAAGACATGATTAAAATTGCAACACATAACAGCTTCACAGGAGAGAAAGGTGACGGCCTTTTGTCGTTCCTCGTCTCCGCGTTTTCTAAATGCCAGTCAAAAACCTTAGTGCAACAACATAGATGCGGCTGCCGTCTGTTTGACCTCCGCGTGAAATGGGACAAGGGCAGAGGGAGATTCGTTGCCGCACATGGACTTTGGAAAGCTAAGAAATCCCTACTAAAACTCATGGCAGAACTAAACGGCATTGCAGCATCCTCGCCAGTCAAGACGAAGTATCTGCTTACCTATGAGGGGGAATGCGAAGAAGGCACTGAGGTGTACGACAATTTCAGAAAACTTGCCGAATGCCTCAAAGGATTCAGCAATATTCAATGCGTGCAGTTGAGCGTTAAGAAACCCGATTGGCGCGTGTTGTGGTCAAGTCCTGATATGCCGTACTACACTGCCGCCTATGATGTCTTGGCAAAGGACAATTGGAAGACGCTGCTTCCGATTCCTTGGATGTGGGCGAAGTTCAGACGAAAGGCAGAGTTCAGCGATGCCTATTACAGAATGGTTGATTTTCTTTAGGAGGGACAAAGATGGAATCGTCATTTATTCTTAACCCGTTGGTTGCCTTGGCAGGCATCGGAGCGTATTACACCATTCCGACAGAGATAGAAGAAACGTTTTACGGTCTTCGGTGGATGGTGTTGTTTATTATCTTCATGATAATTGCAGACTTTTACTTGGGTCTGACTGAGAGCGTGAAGGTGAAAAAGGAATCGTTCAGATACAGCAGAGCAGGGCGAAGAACCGTTTGCAAGTTCATCGAGTACATGATTTATATTATGACAGGAGCTTTGCTTGGCAAGTCATTCCTTGAACCTATGGGTATAGGTACATACGAGGAGGGCGGTGCGTTAGGCTCTGTATTTGCTGCCATATTTGAACTGGATAGTATTAAGGGACATGTGTGCGCTATACATAATGTAAAGTTTAATTTCTCTTTTAAACGCTTTATTGTCGCTATGCTAAAAAAGAAGGATAAGGATGCAGGCGAGGCGTTTGAGGAGGCAACGAAGGAGGAGAAGTAATATGAGCAATAAACCAGTAACCCCTTGGAATGAGTTAGAGGGGAGATTCTTTAAAGTGGATGTCGGGTCAACGACAGCGGATGCAATCGCAAGTGACCATCAGACGGGCGAACCTGTTGTGCATTACACGACAGATGGGAACATTGTGTTTAACGGAATGAAGTTTTGCCAACAGGGGGGGTAAAAAGATTTAACAAGTTGATTGTACACAAGGCCATTCCGATGACACCAGAGAAGGGCAATTTTTATTACTTCTACGACGGCTGGATTAAATTCAAGGTTGACTTGGATAAATTGGATGATTCGGCGGTATTTCGTTTTCCAAGTGTTGAAGGGCTTGATTTTGTTTTAGAGAAAGTTGTTGCCTACACGGGTTACTATGGTACTAATGACAAAAGAGGCATAATCACTGAGACTATTGAAGGCAAAAGCGTTGCAGAAGTAAAAAAGATAATAGAACTTTCCACTGGATGTAAAATAACAGATAAACACCTTTTGGTAAGATATATTCATCAATCAGCGTCAAGCGCGACAATTATTAAAGTTACTCGTTTTGCCAATTTGTACGACAATTCTACAATAGATGGGGTATTAAAGCATATATATTGTGAGCAATTGCATCAATTTATGATAGACAATGGATGCTTGTTATCCTCAAATAACTATGAGGTAAGACGCGGTGATTATTTTAATGATAATAATCGCATTGATTATTGTAAGTCTGTCAAAATCTCTTCCAATTTTGAGAACTTTAATACTAAATGGTATGAGAATACTGGCAAATTTCGTTATACCAAATTTTACACTTACGCAAGGAGGAGAAAGTTTTACTATAAAACAGAAAACGGAAAACCCAAAAGATATGAGGTAACAAGGAATGGCAGAAAGACTTATTTTCGGGTGCGCAGAAGGATTCCTTATGGCATTGAATTGCGAGAAGATAAAAATTTTTCCTTTATTGCGTATGCAAGGACGTATCGCAAAGGAAAATCGAAAACATATTCATCAAAGGAGGAAAAGCTTATAATATGGAACAACTATGGTAAAGTAGAAATAAAAAAGTTCTGACACCCTGGAGGAAATTAGCGCACAGAACGCCCATATCCATTCAGCTAAGCAGAACTTTCACCACAAATTTACAAAAATAATTCAACATGGCAAATTACAAACAAATAATTCCCTTCATTTTATCATGGGAGGGCGGTTTTTGCAACCGAAAGAACGACAGAGGAGGCGCGACAAACAAGGGCGTGACGATAAATACGTGGCGAGGTTATTGCGCTAAAAAGGGCAAGCCTGCAACGATTGAGACCTTGAAAGCGATGACTACCAGCGAATGGGAGGAAATTTTCAAAAACATGTACTGGGATGCGCTCAAATTGGATAATGTGACAGACCAAAATGTCGCTAACATCATGGTTGATTGGGCATGGGCAAGCGGCGTGGGCACGGCGGCGCGACAATTACAGAAGCTCGTAGGCGTGAAGGTTGACGGCATCATCGGAAACAAGACGTTGGCTGCCGTCAACAGCACAAGTGGCTTGCCGTTATTCGGACGTATCAAGCAAATGCGCCTATTATTCGTCAAGAGTATTGTCAAGAATGACAAGAGCCAGCAAGAAAATCTCAGAGGCTGGGAGCGCCGAATTAATTCAATTATGTACGACAATCTAATTTTGAACAAATGATTAAGTGGTTTTATAAGCTATGCAGCAAGGTGGCAGGCTTCGCTGCCTCGCTTGGCATTGATGGCCTTACACATATTATCGTAATGACCATTATCTCCAAGATGGCACTTATCTTCTTGCCAGTATGGGTAATGGTGGCGGTTATGCTGTTGGTTGCCGTTTCCAAGGAATTGCTCGACAGATTCACAGGGCAGGGAACGTCAGAGTGGAAGGATTTCTTTTGTGATGTTGCAGGCATTTTAATAGCGATGATATGAAAAAGGCATTGTTATTCTTTATTGTTCTTCTCTCTCTTGTTTCGTGTTCGCGAAAGACAACGAGCGTTGAAAAAGAGTTCACGGATTCAGTTAGGATAGAGAGACGTGACACACTGATACAACGACAGATTCTTACGATTGCTGACACCGTGTATCTCTCCGATACCGTCTTTATTTACGAGCTAAAAATGGTTACGGTTGATTCAGATGGAAAGGTTCTCCGCACCGATACGGAGCGCGAAAAGAAAATCATTTCCAACCGAAACGCAAAGCACTATGTCAACGCCAAGCAGGAGGAGCGGCAGACGAGCGTAACGGACAAGAAAGAGACGAGAAAGGAGAAGGAAAACAAGACGGTGAAGGAGAAACCGCCGATTTTGCAGCGATTCAAAGACAGCCTCTTTCAGTTCGCCGCGGTGTTGCTGATGATCATTGGCGCGTGGTACTATTTTGTATATTCCAAGAGGAGCAAAAAGTGAGGATAGTCCAAAAGATTATTCAACCTTTTAATTCCTCAAAAATGAAACAATTACAGATATTATTTGATAAAGCCGTTGAAGCTACAATGAACGCAAGCGGTTTATCTTTTGAAGAGTTCACGACAAGCAGAAGCGAACGAAGTGTGAATGCACGTGTGGTTTTCGTTGATTACCTAATTGAACAAGGAATGAGTGAAGGCACTATCGCTGAGTTAAGCGGCATGAGCCAGCAAAGGGTAAATGCCTTAAAAATTCACGCATCTACCGCATGAAAACACTTATGTGTCGTATGCTGAAAGAGAGTGTAAACAAGATTTTGACGTGAAGAGATGGGGCGTGCTTATTGGTACGCCCCATCTGTATTTTAAAGATATTGAAAGCATAACACGCCGTGTTATTATTTTCGTGAAAAATCATGATTTTATGGCCGACAAATTATTTTCAATGAGCGTTGTCAGCGGAAGACGTGTCAAACCCAATGTGGAATTTGATACCGTTGAGCGTTCAAAACTAAAGGGGAATCGCCGTGGGCTTGCCATCCTCTATCAAGTGCAGGACTACTGGAACAATATGGAGACCTTCCGCAAGGAACGCGAGAGGACAAGAAGGTATGTATATGGCGACCAGCTTGGAGACTACATTCAAGTGCAAGGAAGGCTCGGATGCACCACGAAGATGCGCGAGTCGGACTATATTCGTTCACAGGGTAGCGAACCTTTACAGAACAACCACATGTGGAGCGTTATGCGCAGTATGCTCGGCGTATTTCGTTCACAAAACAAAGAGCCGTTTTGCTCTGCAAGAGACCGCGACGAGCAGGAGTTGAGCGAGACCATGAGTACTGTGCTTCAATGCGTGATGCAGAAGAACAGAATGAATGAAGTAAAGCCAAGAAGTTTTGAAGAATTTCTCATCAGCGGCTTTGTGGTGCATCGTATGTCGTATGAATGGCGCAATGAGAACAATGATTGCTGGATTGATTATGTGAATCCAAATTATTTCTTCATTGATGACGGCGTGCGAGATTTCAGAGGATGGGATGTCAACTGCATTGGTGAAATACACGATATTACCTTTGAAGAATTATGCTCTCAGTTTGCCAAGAGTAGTGATGATGCGCGATACCTTAAAGAGATATACAAGAGCGCAAGAACTCGTGAGCAGATAAGTTATTCTATGCGTCAGTTTGGTAACTTCGACCTTAAACGTCTTGACTTTCTCTTTGCCGAAGACACAAACAAGTGCAGGGTGATAGAAGTGTGGAGGAAAGAACAGAAACCGAGATTTCGATGTCACGACCTCAATACTGGAGAATACTTCAAGGTTGACGAAGCGGACTACCAAGAACTTGTCGTAAGCGTCAACGAACAACGAATCGCACAAGGTACATCCGTAGGCATGGCAGAAGACGACATACCGCTCATAGAGGCCGAGGCGTTTTTGGATTCCTATTGGTATTATTACTTCATTACTCCGCTTGGATATATTTTGGATGAGGGCGAGACACCCTACGCCCATAAGAGTCATCCATACGTATTCAAGGCATATCCATTCATTGATGGCGTTATTAAGAGTTTTATGGGTGGATTCATAGACCAGCAGCGTTACGTGAACCGACTGATAACCCTGTTTGACTGGCTGATACGTGCCACGGCAAAGGGTGTGCTTATGATTCCTACCGATTGTCTCCCCGAAGGTGTTAGCATGAAGCGTTTTGCCAGCGAATGGCGTAAGTTTAATGGTGTTGTATTCTACAAGCCAGGAAAGAGCGGACGCATCCCCCAACAGGTGGTGAACAACTCAACCAACATTGGTATCAATGAAATACTTAGTCTGCAATTGAAGTTTTTTGAGAATGTGAGCGGCGTAACTGGAGCCATCCAAGGCAAGCAGGCCCAGTCTGGAACCAGCGGAACGCTTTATGCTCAGCAGACCAACAATGCAGCCGTATCGTTGAGTGATGTTTTTGAAAGTTTCAACAACTTCATAATAGACGGCGCGTACAAGACGGTAAAGAATATACAGCAATACTACGACAGCAAGCGCATTATCAATATTGCTGGAAGAAGGGGCGCACAAGTGGTGTACGACCCAGAAAAGATGCAGGACGTTGAGTATGACCTCAGCATTGAGGATAGTGCATCATCTCCTGTTTACCGTCAGCTCGCCAATGACTTCCTAATGGAGATTTGGCGAAGTGGTCAAATATCGTTGGAACAGTTGCTTGAAAATGGTAACTTCCCGTTTGCCGACAGTCTCTTGCAGAGTGTAAAGAGCCAGCAGGAGCAAATCGCTAACGGGCAGCAGCCGCAGGGATTACCGCCGCAGCTTCAACAGCAGATACAGCAAGGAACAAACATGCAGGCCGTTCAGCAAGGAGCGCAGGCCCTTTATGGCTAAAGAAATGCCCCGACAGCAAAGATGTTGTCGGGGCATTTCTTTAGCCAATGAAAAAACTAATAAATATTATGAAGAAAAATCTACTCTCCGCAAAGTTGTTTCAATTTCTGCTCAATGGAAAGTTTTGTTTCCGTGATAGCTACATCGTAAGTGATTGCCTGGTACTTCGGCATGTGGTATTGCAGCAGTTTTTCAACAATTATAAGACGCTCGCGCGGTTTTAGCTTCATAAAGTCCTCGTGCATGAGACCCGTGGAAGAGTAAGCATCAAGAAACTTTGCGATAGTCTCCCGACCCAATTGTGTAGCCTTATTCGGCGTACCTTTTTTTCTTCCACATTTTCTTACTGCCGTTGCCATTTCGCTTTATAAAGTTATAAACCGATAACAAAGATACATGATTATATTTGCCTCATATATATATCTTTATAAAACAGACTACTATGGCAATAGGAACAGCTATTTCAGCAGGTGTCGGCGCAGCAAGCGCCATCTTCGGCGGCATCAAGAATGCGCGTGAAGCCCGTAAACAACGCCGTCTCCTCAAAGAGCAGGAAGCGGCAGAGAAGGCTTGGTATGACAGGGAGTATAATACCGACAATACACAGCGTGCCTCTGCACAGCGCCTTATCACGATGACACAAGACAGCATTCGCAAACGTAATCAGGCGGCGGCAGGGCAGAGCGCCGTGATGGGCGGCACGGCGGCGGCAGCAGCGGCCGCACGCGAACAAAACAACAATGCCATCGCTCAGACCGCGAGCAATATCAACGCACAAGGCATGGCGCAACGTGACGCAATCGAACATCAGCATCTCGCCAACATGCAGAACTTCGCCAACAGACGAATGCAGATGTCTCAGCAACAACAAGCTAATACCGCAGCCGCCATCCAAGGTGTCGGACAAGCCGCAGCAACGGCGGGGCTTGCTTTTGACGAGATGGCAGATGCTAAAAAGGATTTGAAACAGAAAACCGACGCAAAAGTATGAGTGCAATAAGTGACATCTTAGGAGTTAAACCAAAACAGGAGGAGCAGCCTGTCACACCGCAGGCTAATCCTCAATATCCCGTGGACTGGCAGAATGGTCAGACCTCTTCTGGAGGACAAGCGCCTTCTACCATCCAAGGCAACGCCAATCCGAACTACGGACAGAACGGAGGACAGACACCGCCTATTCCCCAAGGCAATACCAGTCCGAACTACGGACATAACGGAGGACAGGCAACACAGCAGCAGGCGACCGCCACACCTCCAACCAACGCTGTTGAGACGCCAGAGCAAGCCTACAATCGCGTTTTGAACGAGAAGGGCGAAGCACCCTCAGAAGCATATAAGGCGCAGGTCAACTCACTGACGGAATTACGCAACTATCTCAACGAGACATTAGCCCGCACCAAGCGTACCAAAGAGCAGGAAGAACGCGAGAACAAGCGAGCCAAGCAGAGAGCTTTGTATTCTGCTATCAGTGACGGCCTCCAAGCACTTTCCAACCTTTATTTCACGACAAAGGGCGCACCTAACGCTTATAATCCCAATGCCTCTATGAGTAAGGCCAATTTGGCACGATGGGATAAATTGGTCGCTCAGCGCGAAAAGAATTACGCAACATATATGGCAGCCCTCAAAGAAAAATACGGCCTTGATACGCAAGCTGTACAACAGGAACTTGCCGCAAATACAGCGAGAGAAAAGCGAGCGCAGGATGCTTACAACCGAGTTGTCGCCCAATTAGCACTTAATATCAAGGAACAAGATGCTGATACACGCAAGAGAGCAGCGGATGCAAAAGCCGAGAACGACAAACAGAGAGCAGAGGACCAAAGAAGACATAACGATGGCATGCTCAATGTTGCCAAGCAACGTGCCGCGACAAGCGCTGCCGTCGGCGCGTCTACCATTGCGAGAAATCAGGCAGCAGCCGATAAGTATAGGAGCGAAACAAGTGCAGGCGGCACAGGTAAACCAGATAAGCAGGGGCGCATGAACCGATATATCTACGTTCCGAGAGGGACTGGGAATGCCGAGAGGGCCAAGGAGTTCACCGTTCATGTCGTCTATGCAACCGAGGCAGAAGCTAATGCGGCAGCAAAGAAGTACAAGGGCGCTTATGTGAATTCTTCATCAGAGAGGGATGGCTCTACGTTTGGGGCTGGAACAACCACCCAAAAGGGAGGTTATAGATACATCCCTTCTGCCAAGCAGAATGGCAGCGCGGTCTATTATAACGATAAAGGGAAGCGTATAAAGTTCGACAGAAGCAAGGGCAAATGGGTTAGCTATGGCGAACAAATGCGACATATAAGCCATCTAAGGCATTTCAAGAACAATTTAAAAAATAAATGTGGAGAATATGGAAGACAAGAAACCAGTCAGCAGTGACAAGTGGACTGAGGCGTTATATGAGACACTGAAGCTGAACAATGCCTATGACAAGGACTACGATACTTTCTATAATGATTTCTACGCCCCAGGTATAAAGGGCTACACA